CTTACTGCTTCCTCCGGTGCTAAGATCACGCAGCTCTTGGGCGGCGAGAACTAGCAAGGACTAGTATTTAAGGGTCAGATCCCGCATGGCTATGGAAGCTCGAACTCATATTAGGAGCCGGCTTGAAAAGCCTTATGTTACTCTGGCAGGAGGTCGCAAGTGAACTCGCGACCTGGTGTTGCACTAGCACCAGTCTGGACTATAAAACAGTCCAGGCTCGAGTCGAAAATGAAGGTGAATCGTTTCTAACGATCACCCTACCGAACTTCTGCACAGACTTCCAAAAAAGTCTAGTAGAAGGACGTGTAGATCGCAACCAGTTTCAAGGATTTTCCTTTACTGGTAGTCTCCCCCGATTTCTCGGAGGTTTCTTCGATCTTGTTTTCGACCGTGGTACAGGTCTCTTACTTGATAACCCGTCAGTTGATGCTATCTACTCGATACGTCAGCTTACGCTGATGTTCGGGAAGATCCTTCTTCCCTGTAGTGATACAAGGAAGGAAGCAGCAATTGACGGATATCTCAAGTGTGAGCAGTCAGTTAAGGAAGCGGACGCTTCGAGGGGATCTTCTGAAATGGAAGATTTCCATCGAATCTCTCGCTTGCTATGGGCTGATCTCTTTTCGTCAGTGGATAATTCCATTGCGAAATTCGAGATTCTCCCTAAGCACGGACCCGGTTCCACCGCTGATCGACTTAAGGGTAACCAAAAGTACAATCAGACCGAGTGGACGGAAAGGCTTGAGAAAGTGTTCCCAGCGGGTGAGTTTTTACTCCCGCATTGGAAATACATCTCTAACCTTGACCGTATTAACTGGCTCGAACCCGGAGAAGAACGACCCGTAAGGGTTGTTCTTGTTCCTAAGACGCTCAAAACACCTCGAATAATTGCAATTGAACCTACTGCGATGCAATACACGCAGCAGGGGATATTGGAAGCATTCGAGAAAGCGATCGAGCGAGATGACAACGCTCGTCACTTTATCCAATGGAAGAGCAACGTTCCTAATCAGGAGCTTGCTCGCCTAGGTTCCCTTTACGGGGACCTAGCCACACTCGACTTGAGTGAGGCATCGGATCGTGTTTCGAATCAGCTTGTAAAGACAATGTTCAAAAACCACCCTCACCTTGGTGAGGCAGTTGATGCAACGAGGTCTCGTAAAGCTGAAGTGCTTGTCAAAGGCGAAAAGAAAATCATTCGCCTAGCCAAGTTCGCATCTATGGGTTCAGCTCTTTGCTTTCCTATGGAGTCATTGGTCTTTATGACTGTGATATTCCTAGGGATTGAGCGAGAGCTTAAGAGACCGCTAACCAATGATGACATTAAGTCATTCAGAGGTCAGGTGCGTACGTACGGAGACGATATTATCGTTCCCGTCCGTTATGTGCGTTCTGTCGTTAGCAGCCTTGAGACTTTTGGGTTCAAGGTTAATGCTAACAAGTCTTTCTGGACTGGTTATTTCAGAGAGTCTTGTGGAAAGGATTACTATGCTGGC